AAGAATCGCTGAATGTAGCACAGCAAGCCTCTTAACTAAGGGGCTTTTTATTTTGCCTGAAAGGAGTGAGAGAATGGCACGGCCTCCAAAGGTGATTAACGAGTTCAGAGGCGTAAATAAGTTGGATCGGTTCAGCATTGGCGAGAAATATGCCATGAGCACCAAAAACCTGACAAGCGATAAGTTTCCGGCGCTGACCACTAGACCAGGGCAGACCATTCTAGGTGCTGCAGTAGGGACGAAATGCCTCGGACTGGGCGTGTGGAAGGACACGGAGCTGATCGGAGCGTTCAATGATGGGACGATACGTAAGTGGACAGGCTCAGCATGGAGCTCAGCGCTGAAAAGTGGACTCAGCACTACGGCAGAATGGACGTTCACCAACTTCAAAGGCGGCTTAACCGGCATAAACCTGTTCGGCACAAACGGCGTAGACGCTATGATCCGCTACGATGGCGCGACGATTACCGATGTGGCAGGAGCTCCGGCCGGGTCCAATTACGTGACGCAATTTGCAGATAGGCTATGGGCTGCAACCGGGAACGAGCTGCATGCAACAGCGTACCGTGACGGAACGGATTGGACAACCACATCTGTACCGGAGGAAGACACGGATAGTTGGTTTACGATCGTTGAAACGTTAGACGGGGAGACAATCAACGGTATCCGCGCAGGACTCACGAAAATGGTCATCACGAAGCCCTCCAGCATTCATGAGCTGTACGGATACGCCCCATCTGATTATGAGGTGCGGCCTGTCACCTTTGATATAGGGGCCTTTAACAATCGCTGTACGGTCATGCTGAACGGTGTCATGTACCTATTGGACTCCAACGGCATCCATAAGTATACCGGAGGGTCATTGCCAAATAAGCAATTTTCAGTCAGAGTGCAGGACTATATCGACAATATAAACCAAACAGCCAAGGGGAAAAGCTGCATCGGCACGGATGGGCTGAAGCTTTATATCTCCATTCCGGTGTCCAGCTCAACGGCACCGGACACGATTCTCGTATATGACCCCAAGCACGACACGTGGTTCGTATGGGACAATTTCAGCGCTCTCCAATTCGCTCAAGTCGGGGCAATTTTTTATTTTGGCGACAATGCTGGTAAGGTGCATCAATTGACCGGGACAACCGACAACGGCGCGGCAATAAGCTGGGAATACGTCCTAGCGCCAATTACAGCGCCTTCCTATGCTCAGCTTATAAGATGGTTCACTGCATGGGTAACGGCGTATGTGGGGGCTTCTAGCTCGTTCGATGTATATCTCAGCAAGCTTGACTCCGGGGATACGGATTGGACGCTCATTAAGTCACTGTCAGCTAGTGCGGTGGTGGAATCGACGCCTATTTACCTGTCGGCCAACACTCAAGCGCAGAATGCCAAGTACCTACGACCAAAGTTTTCCGGTACCGGTCCGGTGGATCTGCGGGAATTCACGAGAGAAGAAGAATACTCGCCACTGAAATGAGGTGATGTAGCATGTCGACGGTAGTATTTTCAGTGCCGATGAGCACCGATATGACCAAAGATGAAATAATTGACCTGATGGCAAAGAACTATAAGGAGCTCAATTGGGCATTCGGCGGAAAGATTGATTTCAAGAACATCCAGGTTGATGGGATTATAGCGAAAAATATTCAGGCCGGTGCGATAGAAACTGATAAGCTTGCGGCGGGATCCGTTGTCGCTGATAAAGTAGCCGCTGGAGCGATTGAAACTGACAAATTAGCTGCAGGAGCTGTAACGGCTGATAAGATGACGGTAAGCGAGCTGTCTGCGATCACAGCCAATCTAGGAACTATAACGGCAGGCACGATTTCAACTGATGCAGAAATAGATGTTGGCACAAATGCAAGAATAGGAAACGCGTTATTTTTGAATGAAACGGATAGTCTCGTGGATAAGGGAATAAAAATAGGATCAACTGTAGAGATAGATGTAATATCAAGTGATTTATCCATACGCGCTTTGGCTGGTGATATATTCCTTACAGCCACTGGTGACGTGTACGCTAATGGTGGTAAAGTGGCGACTCAAGGAATAAGTGTTATCGTTACCGTGAAGGGCGGCGATGGGGCCGATGTCGATTTAACATTTACCGATGGAGTCCTAACCGATGTCGATTGAAAAGGAGTGATTATGTGAGTGGTGAAATGATGGCTTTATTGTTATTTATGCTGTTCTCTTCGCCATCGGAGGATATCCAGATTCACAAATCAGGCATCGAGATAACCATAACGGTCGATGGTCAGGAAACGAAGATGATTCAGCCGGTAATCGGCGAAGCAGCTGTGTACGATCCGGCATCGGATAGCGAAAATAGTGAACCATAGTCGCCAATGGGCGGCTTTTTACTTTATCAGGGGGGTGTTAGCGTGGCTGAATCAGTCTGGACAAGACAATATCTAAAGAACCTCGGCTACAATGACGAAGACATTGACTACAATAACGGCGCTGTAACGCTCAAAAACAAGCCATTCTTCTACACGAATCCGAACGAAGAGGGTAAGGCTGTAGGCTCACAAAACGACCTAGACGCGGCGTATAGAGCGTATCAGAGCGCGAATACAGCGAACCAAATGCAAACCAACCTCACAAACCGGCAGAATCAAACGAACAACCTTCTGAGCCAGTACACGGCAGCCGTAACGAAGAAGCCGAAAGCATTCACCTATGATATAAACTCCATCAAAGCGGATCCACTTTACACCTCTGCACTGACTTCCTACACGGACGATACGAACCGCGGGACGAACCAGGCGCTTGTTAACCTCGGGCGGCGCGGTATCGGCAACAGTCAGAGCGCGGTAACGGCTGAGCTGGCGGGGCAGAAGAGTATCAACGATTACGCGAATACGAAGTTGGCCCCGCAGGTCATCGGCCAGAAGTACCAACAGTACCAGGATATGGTTGCACAGCAGGATAGACAGAATGCAAATCTGCTCGGGTTGGCTAATGTTTACGATAGAATGGGGCAGCAGGAGTTGGACAACCTCAACCGGGACCGCTCGTTTGAGCGAAACGTGCTGGAAAGTGATCGTAATTTCGACCGTGCATTAGGTCGGGATGCTCGGAGTGACTTTGAGAGTGACAGAGGCTTCAATCGTCAACTTGAGCGCGATACCCGCGGCGATTTTGTGCAAGACCGTGCGTATGATCGCGGCGTGCTCGAGTCTGACCGGGGCTATGACCGGGGAATATTGGAGTCGGATCGTAATTTTAACCGGCAGTTAGGCCGTGATACTCGAAGCGATTTCGAATCAGACCGAGGCTATGGGCTACAATTTAATGCTCAGGCACTTAGTGCAGCGAATTCAAGGGCAGATAATGCACGCGCAGACGAGGCGGCTAAGCTGAATCGTGAGCGGTTTGATTACGAGAAAGATCCTAAAAATCCTGACAATCAGTATAAGATGGCTCAGATCGGTAAACAGCAACAATCGACTCAACAGGTGCCGGCCAAGGACTCGGCAAATAACCTGAGCGAAGCCAAGCGGCAAATACCGACTACAGCCTCCTATGAGCAAGCAATGCTATACGCCAACGCTATTGCTCCTAACTTATCCGATGCTGATTATAAAAGCTTCTTGAAATGGATTGATGACGAATTTGGAGGGTGATTAGATGCCGCTTCCTAGTTTCGATGATGTAATTAAAGGCAAAAAATCTTCGACAGGGCTGCCCTCGTTCGATGATGTAATCAAGTCATCACAGCAGCGCATCATGGATCAGGAGCATTCCGATTTCGCTCAGATGAACCAAGCCCAGCAGGACTATGGCCGCATGTTTGCTCAGCAGAATGCGGATGAGCAAGCCCTGATCGATCAACGGCAGATGGAAGAGCAGCAGCAGTTGTTCGAGAATATGCCGAAGGTTAAGCCGGCAAGGGAGCAAGGGCGTGATCTGCCGGTAATCGGGCCGGTCCTTCGAGGTCTGGATGCTGTTGGCGGTGCCGTTGAAGATAGTGGCGTGGGTCCTTTTATGCGCAGCTTGTACACTCCCGGTGCCGGTGCGGCTAACATTGCGTCCTATATCGGCGCTGCTGGGAATGCAGTATCACGTGCTCTTCCTAAGCTCGGCAACTCTATAGGCGGCCGTGCAGTATCAGGAGCAATCCAAGGGGCTGCTGTAGAGGCTCCTGTTGCCGTTGGACAGGCTCTATCATCGCAGACTAACCAAGTGGACGAAGCGCTCAAGCAAGGGGCTATAGGTGGCGTAATGGGCGGTGTATTGGGTGGCGCTGCTCCTGCAGCTGCCCGTGGAGCAACTGCAATAGCCGAACGGTACAAAGGTACTAGAATTGGCGACATATTGGGCAAGTATTTCGCTGAACCAGTGAAAGAGGCTCCGCAATTAGCTTTACCTGAAGGTAGAGGGACGCAGAGACTTGAGGCAGCAGAGGCAAGGAGAGTACAGCCGTATGGATCCGAACCGGTTGCGACTCCTTATACACTCAAATTGCAGGAGCCTTCTGAACAGACAGTTAGGCAAATACGGAACGTCGAAGAGTCCAAGAATGATCTGTTGGATATCAATAACCACCTAAGAGAACTCCAGCAGCAGTATGACAAGGCTGTAGTCGATCAATATAAGCTGCTGAAAGAGCAATTGAGGGAACGCGGTGGAGTGCAGCAGGGCGGGTTAATCGTCGATAACACTGGCGAGGTTGCCGGCCGGTATGGACGCACATCTAATAATCCACAATGGTACCGGGAGTTTTATGCTGAGCATGGCAAAGTACCGTCGAATAAGGACCTATACAACCTTGCAAAGAAGCATATAGACGAAGGCTATGCCGACGATGCTGCGCAGATCCCGTCATGGAAGCAAGATAATGCATACGATGACACGGTAGCGGCATTGACACAAGTACGTGATCAGCTAAGAAACTCACTCAAAGAGGAAGGGCTGGGAATAACGGATGCCAAGCTCAAGGATCAGGTGTTGGCGGATAGAAGGGTGCGGTCAAATTCGGAACCCGTTCAGCCTCTGCAGCAAATAGTTGAACCGAAGAACATGCCACCAGTATTGCCTAGACAGTCTACTCCGATTGAGAGGGAACGCGGATTTGCATCAACTTTGAAGGCCTCCGAGAAGACACCACAAGGATTTGTAGAGAAGCTGAATACAGCCTATAGACCAATCACTAACCAGGAGACCATAGTCGGAGCCAATCGACGCATCGATAAGGACGTGGAGGAAGCGACATCCTACGCACTCGGTAACAGCCGATTCTCCGCCGATAAAGCCGCAGTAGGGCAGCGCCTTATTGACCACTACAACAACACCGGAAACGTCCAGAGAGCCGTGGATATTGCGGAGAAAATAGCAGAGGAAGCGACTCGTGCCGGTCAAGCTATACAAGCGCTGTCCATGTTCAATCGCCTTACACCTGAGGGAGTGCTCGTCTATGCCCAGCGCATAGCTCGGAAAACCAACGAAAACATCTCGATCACCGGCAAAGAGGTAAAAGTCACCGAGGATATGGCAACGAAGTTGACCGGCCTTGCGCAGGTATCGCAGAAAATGACCGGCGTCAAGGATCTGGCCAACGATGTGATGAACATTCTGGAGAAGGCGAAGACAGGCGAGGCGCTGACCGATACTGAAGCAGCGGCACTCAAGCGGTTCGTGATCGAATCCAAGCAATTTATCAAGGAAACCACCAGCAGGCCGAAGCCACCCAAAGCTCCACAACAGTCCAAGGACAAACGCATTCGTGACGGAGTAACATCATTCCTTGATGCACAGGAACAGGCTGCAAAAGAGCGTCTAAGGGCTAGGGGAATACAGATCAGCTCCACTCCACTGGACATATGGGCAGATTACGCGGTAATTGGCGCGGCAAAGATGGCGAAGGGTGCTATCCGGTTCACTGACTGGTCCGAACAAATGGTTAAGGAACTTGGTGAAGAAGTCCGGCCGCATCTGCAGCAACTATATGATCGGGCGCGTGAAGCATACGAGCAATCGTCCAAGGTCGTGACGAAGCAGACGGTGAGCCAAGCCGAGAGAATCGCTGAACGTGTCATAGCCAATAAGCAACTGGGACAGTCAGAAGCTGATTCCATCCGGACATTGGCCAAAAAGGTATCTGCGCTCTCGGGAGATGCAAAGACAGCAGCCGCGCAAGATTTACAAGTCGTGCTGCAAGCATTGGACCGGCCGGGAGTGCTGAAAAAGGTTAACTCGGCCCAGACCATCGGGCAGCTTCTTAACCCGAAGACACAAGTCCGAAATGCTGTAGGCAACGAGCTGTTTTATCGTATCGAACGGCTGAATAAATACCTTGCTACTCCGATTGACATTGCTCGGTCAAAGATAACCGGAGGAGAGCGTACAGTAACATTTCGCACCAATAACCAGGGTGAGTATTGGGAGAACTGGATGCGCGGACTGAAGGCCGGATGGAAGGGTGTAAACGTCAACGGGCTAGAGACTCAATACGACCTATCAAGCCCTGCGTTTACCAGCAAGTACAATCCATTAACCTACATGGAAAAAGCCCTTGGTGCGTCTCTCAAGTCGTTTGATACGGCCTCATACATGAGGGCATACAACAATACCATAGGCGAACAGGCAACACTCCGGGCCATCAATGAAGGACGCGGCAACGATAAGGCGCTGATCCAGAAGTACATCCGTGAAGCGGATGACAATATCATGAACATCGCCGATCAGTACGGCCGATACGTGACAATGCAGGATAATAACCTGTTGTCGCAAGGTCTAGTCAAGCTGAAGCGCGGGCTCAACTTTAACAAAGATTTCGGTATCGGTGATTTGGTGCTGAAGTATCCGAAGACACCGGGAGCCTTACTGATGCGAGCACTTGAATACTCGCCGGCCGGCTTCGTCCGGAGTGGTATGATTCTATCGCGGCCGCTGTTTAAGAAGGAACCAAACACGGCAGAAGTCACGCAAGCTCTGAGCCGTGCAATCATCGGCACCATGGGATTAACTGGCATGGGCTACTTCCTGATGGATAAAGGCATCCTGACCGGCGCAGCAAGCAAGGATAAGGACATAAGAGAACTTCAACGGGCAGCCGGCCAAGGGCAGTACCAAGTCAATCTATCAGCGCTTACTAGATTCGTACTGAGCGGATTCGATCCAGCAAAAGCGAAGCTAGAGGAAGGCGACTTGCTCTACACCTATGATTGGGCGCAGCCGGTGTCAATGGCAACTTCAATCGGGGCGAACATCCGCAGCAACATGAGCGCCGGTAAGCAGAAGTTTGACGGTACGGTCGGCACAGCCTACAACACGCTTGAAGGCGGCCTCGGCACACTTACGGAGCAATCGGTTCTATCCGGATTGAAGCGTGCGGCCGAAGGGTATCCAGGGCAAACGATAACCGACAAGATCATGGATATTCTATCCGATATCCCGGCTTCCTTTGTGCCTACTGCATCCAATCAGGCGAATCAACTCATGGATAACAACCGACGCGAAACGTATTCACCAAGCAAGCTGGAGCAATCATTCAATAGAGCAGCCGCAAAGATACCGGGATTTGCTCAGACCTTGCCGAAGCAGTTTGATACACTCGGCCGGCCGAAGGAAAACGTGCAGGATAACAATGCATTCAATGTTCTGTTCAATCCCGGCAACGCAAGTCGCTATGAGTTGACACCTGAAGCTAAGATGATCATTGATCTGATAACAGAGACGGGCGACGAATCACTCGCGCCACGTGTTCCTGGCAAGACGATTCAGATTCAGGATCCGAACGACCGCAAGAAAACAATCAAGCTGCAGTTGAACGGCGATCAGTTCTCACGGTACCAGCAATTGCAGGGCGAAGAGACACGGGAAAACCTCATTAAACGATACCGTCCGGAAGCATCGCAAAATAGTCGTGTGGACCGCATGCGCAATATCTTGACGGAATCAGGAGACAGAGCGAAAAAAGATTTGAAAAAGGAACTAGGAGTCCGCTAAGGGCTCCGTTTATATTGGAGGTGTCTATATGATCAGCATGGAGGAAACAATGTGCCGCATCGATGACCGGCCTATCTCGAGCAGCCGTGCCTATAAACTGCTCAAGCGACTGCTGGGCAAACAAATCGCGGACAGGCTCACCTATACAGTCGTGATTCCCGGCAAATAGTGCTAAAGGAGCGATGAGAAATGGCCAAGCTATTAACCGCTATCTTTACACTCATCGCTTTAAGTTGGACAGACATACTCGAAGTCATAGCGGACATGCACAATACCGGAGCCTCTTGGGGCGCAATCATCACAGCTATCCTGCTCTACAACAAGCTCAAGAACAACAAACGGCGTAAGGAGCATGATGATACCGTAGAGGCTCGCCAAAAGGCAATAATGATTCACTTGGAGGTGCCGTGGGATTGGGATGCCGAAAAGAGAGCCTTACAAAGCAGTACGGCTCCGATGTTATTCAAGTGGTTACACAAGGGGTTATACCATGCCCAGGGTGCGGCGTTATACACTCTCCGATGGGTGATAGGCGTATTAAAATTGAGGAGGCGAAGAAGGATGCAAAACATTAATTGGGCGACACTTATCCCGGCTCTGTTCGGGGCAATCAAACTGATCCTGCAGCCTTTTGGGGTCGATCTGAGCCACATCACAAGTGAGCAAGTAAATGCCATGGCAAACGGTGTTGCTGCACTGGCTGTCGTTGCAGGGATAATTTACAATCATTTTGCTCATAAGGGAGGAACGACGAGTGGATCTGACTATTCCCCAGGAAGTAATAAATGAACTTGGAGTTGATCAGATCATCGATATCCGCGACCAGCTTCCGGTTAACAAGAAATACACCTGGGCGCAGCTGGCCGGTTCGCGTGACCTTAACAACCTGACTACTATCGCCCTTCATCATGACGCGATCAAGAAGGAGCTCCGCGCCGGTTGGACGGATGTTGATGCGGCGAACAGCATTGCAAAGACTCATATCAAGCTAACGCGAGACGAGCCCGGGGGAGAACCGGGTATGCCATACCACATCTGGATCCGCAGCGGAAAGGCGTACCTGTGCAACAATATCGAAGACCGAACCTATGGAATAGCCTCTAACAACGGGTACACTGTGCACGTATGCGTGAGCGGTGAATACGCCAATTATGACGAACTGACGGACGAGGATAGGAATATGCTCTATGCGGTCATAATCGCACTCAAAAAGGCGCTACCGGCTTATGAGAGGGTGCTGGCGCACAACGAGTTGAATCCTACGAGTTGCCCCGGTTACTCCATTAAAAAGGTACGTGAAGACGTTGATCTGATCGAAAATCGGCTTGCTCAGCAGGAAACGTGGGCTGCAAAGCTTACGAAGATCGGGGAGTTAAGCAATCAGTATAACTACATGTTTGACCGTATCAAATTAGGTGAATCAGACGGGGATGCGCAATGGGCAATGAATCAACTCCTCGCAGTACGTGACGTAATGAAAGAGAGAGGGCTGCTGTAATAGCGGCTCTCTCAATTCATTTCATACCTTACCTCTACCAATCCACTGTCATGCACGAATAGCATGAACTTCTTCCCACTCTCCAGCGTGTACGTGTATACGCAGAACTCGAAGTTATGTCCTTCTCTTCCGTGGTATTGCAACTCTCCCCGTTCCCTCAAATACTCCAATGCTTCTTCACGTGTGGGGAATTGACGTTTCTGATTGCGTTTCATTGCCGGTTAGACCTCGTTTAGCTAATGCAGCGGATTTACATTCTACCGTATTTACGGTTAAGTGCCTTAGCTTTACCACCCAAGGCCCCATACTCTTGCGGTGTCATTAATGGTTTAGTAGCCGCATCAAGTGGGTCCCAACCATTTACAATCCTATCGTTATAAGTTCGGTATTTGATTCCGTTTTTTTTCATTAACTCAAGGTGATATTTATGAGCTGCACTGCTACTCCTTCTTCTTACAGGTTCAGATTTGGCGCGTTCTAAGCTCCATCCGTGACGATAAACACGCACGTTAAGTACTTTTTTACTAATACCGTTTTCTTCAGCCTCATTATAATCTTCTGGTGTAATGTACACTCTGTTTGATTGCATATTTTATTCCCCCTCATACGAATACAAATCATCAACTTTACACCCCAACAAAGCTGCAAGCTTAAATGCTTTATCCATCCTAGGCCAGCTCCGGCCATTCACCCACGAACTAAACTGCTGCTGAGACACCCCTACAGAATCAGCAATCTCCCGATACTCCACTTTCCTATTTGATCTTACCTCATATTCAGCAACAACGACCTTGATTCTCGGCTTAATCATCTCTAAATCCTCCGACAACATTGTTGCCATTAATATTCACCATCCTTTCATTGATCTCCTGCATGTCTACATTATAACACAATAACATTCAACAGTAAAAAATAAATTTCATTGTACAGGCAATATTCGACAGCATCGCCCATATAAATGTACTACAAGACAAACGAGGAGGTGGCCGCATGGATTTCCTTCTTAAAGAAGGCACCAAGAACCGCAACATTAAGACGTTGTCGCAGCTCCGTACCAGCATCGTGAAAACCCTGACGAAGGGCGATGTATTCCGCTGGCACGATGAGCCGAACGAAAACGAAATGATCGCAGCGTCGAAGCGCAGGGCAGAAGAGATCGCCGACCGGCTGATCA